GCCCAAGGCGTGGCTGGATCAGAGGCCGTGGCATCCAGTGCGGCGCAGATTGCAGGCCCGGCCGTGAGACGGCCCTGCAACGGGCTGCAGACCATGTTGCTACGGCGCGCGGCGAGTTCTGCGGCGGCTTTCGCCTCGGCCGAGACTGCGGGTTCGGGGGACAACAAGCCTTGCACAAGGGCCACGGCCGCAGCGCCGGTGCTGGCGGCCGAAGGCAAGGCAACGCGGTGCTGCTGACCCGGTGTGGGGTCGGTTTCGCCTTCGGTGACCATCCATGTCGTGGCGTCGATTTGTTCGGCAATCATGGGGATGACCTCAGCTGAAGGTGACTTGGAAAGTGCGCGCGGCACCCGAGCGATTTTCGATTTTGAGAACCCCGGCTTGCACCGCGATGGTGACGTAAGTGTCGGTGCCGGTGGTGCCCAGCACGTCAGTCGTGACCACGTTCAGGAAGGCCGACAACCCGGCGAAGGCAGTACCTTTGATGATCTGCAGCGTGGTGCCCGCGTCGAAGTAGATCTGCCCTGAGAAGTCGGGCAGTGGGCTCGCGGTCGCCCCGTTGCAGGTGATATCGGCAAAGCCGCCTTGGCGCGGTGTAGTGATGATGCCGACGGCATCGTCGGCAATGGTAATGGCCAGCGCGCCGGTCGCGTTGCCCGCCAAGGTCCAGACGCCAGCGGCACTCAACTGCGGCAGGGTTGCCCAAGCGCTCCACAGCCCGGTGCTTTTCGACGAGCGGAAAAACACCGTGCCAGATGCCGAGAAGGCGATTTGCTGTTGCGAACCGTTCTGGGTGACACCCGCGAACTTGGTCATATGCAGCACCACACCGTTCGCCACTTCTGGCGCGCCGGTGGCGGTCGAGGCCCAGAAGAACAACCCGGAGACGCGGTTGGCATCCAGATCAGTCAGCGCGGTGGGTCCAGTGTTGTTGATGCCCCAGCCGAAGCCTCCGACCTTCATCAGCCGACCAGCCGTTGCGTCATCAAGGGCGGATTGCATGGCGGTGCCGGTGATGGCCAGAAACGCCGCAGCATCGCTGCCCACGGCTCCAACCGTGACCCATGCGGTGCCGGTGCAAACAAGGAGCGTTGATTGGCCCGCCGCGAGAGGGACGGTCGAAGCCCCGTTGATCAGCTCGGCCGCGTTGGGGTCCAGCGTGATGATACCGCTGCCGCCATTGCGGATCAGCAGCGAAAACCCCGTCCCGGCCGTCGCGGTGGCGGGCAAGGTGAGCGTCCAGGTGTTGGAGCAATCCAGCACCTTGCCACGGTCGCCCACCACCACGGTATAGGCGGCTGTTTTGGCCACAATGGCGGCACCCATTGCCCCCAAGCTGGCGAGAGCGGTCGCGGTCAGACCGTCAGCGCCCAGAAGGCCGGACAGGAAGTCGCGCAGGCCGGTCAGGGCGGTTTTGAACTGGCCTTCGGTGACGCCAGAGCCGGTGAAGTCTGAAGAGGCGGGAAGTGCGGTCATTTAGCTGCTCCACATCGGGTTGGCGTTGGTGGTCCACATCGCGGTGGCGTCGGTGTTCCACATCTGCGGGATCAGGGTGCCCAAGGCAGCCGCCATCCATGGCCCGGCCGTGAGGCCAATTCCGCGCACCCGGATCAGGGTTTGGGCGGCAAACAGGAGGGCGATGACATAGTTTGAGGCAGAGGTGTCGGCGGTGCGGGTCCATGTGACGGTTGGATCGAACGGATCGATGCCCGAAGCCATCTCGATTTGGTAGCTTTCCGCTCCCACGGCCGGTCGCCACGCCAGCACCGCGCGGCTGTTGTCGCCGGGAATGCGGCGGGCCATCAAACCGCTGACAATCGGAATCGTAATCACACGTGGCAGGACGCTGGTTTTGATCGGGGCGGCGGTGACGCCGGTGTCAGCGGTATGCACAGACGGGTCTTCGGTCACGGCCTCGATGCCGACCTCGTAAAGCCCGCGCGGCTTGATTGAAGTGACTTTTGCGAGCGTGCGCCACGTCTCGGCTTTGCCAAACACGACGTGCGTCCGCTCGCGGTCAGAGCTGGTGTAGGGCGTCATGTCGGGCGTATCGGTCAGCACCACGATCTCGGCAGATGGCCCTGCGGTCACCAGCCACGGCCCGCTGACTCCGCCATTGGCCATGCGCATGCCGATGTAATAGCTGCCCGCGCCAAAGATCATCGGTTCGGTCAGGGTCAGGCTACGCGTGGCAGCATCCCACGCCACCGCTTCGGCATGGGCACCCCAGCCCGGCATGTCGTGCTGGATCGCGATCAGATCGCCGATCGAGGGAATGAAGCCCTCCATCTCGGTCGCAAAATGCACCAGGCGGCGGCGGTATTTGTTCGCGGCCGCATGATAAAGCCCCTCGCGGTAGACCTGCTCGCGGGTGGTGGCACCAAAGAGTTCCATCTTCACCGGCCGGGCCAGCGCACTGCCCGCAAGCGCTGCCTTGACCCGGCGCGGTGACCATTTGACCTCATCGAAGTAGGATACATCCAGCGCGTCGGCGGTCTGCTCAGAGGCCAGCAGATAGTCGATGGAGAACGATCCCTTCTTGATGTTGCGCATCGAATAGAGCGCCACCGGCAGGGTCTGCGGCCCATCGCGCACCACGCGCAAGCGCCCGCCTTGCATGAAGATGCGGGCGCGGCCGACAAGCGCGATCTTAGAGACCGCCTCCCACCAACTGGCGGCGGAATCGAAGCGGCCGTTGAAGGTATCGCTGCGTGCAGACCACAGCGCATCGAGGACTAGAAGCGCCGCCAGATCAAGCCGGGAGTCGGGCAGGCTTGCACCGTAGTCCGTGTTGCGGGCGGCGTCCGCGATGGCCCAAGCAATCGACCTACTGGCGACCGGCGCGCTCCAACTCACGCCATTCCAGACCGGGACTTTGCGGGTGCAGACCACGCCTACGCGGCGGCTGGCTTGGGCCGAGAGGTTGTTGGTCGCCTTCATCCGCATCGCGATCAGCGTGACGTTGCCAAAATCCTGTGTCTCGGCGAGATAGCAGCGCAGGCCCGCCCAGATCATCTGATGGCCAGTGTTGGCGGAGGTCGATTTGGCATCGATGCGGTAAGCCCGAACGCGGTAGCGCCCTGCCCCGGCAGGCACGTTGCAATCGTAGGACATTGCCTTCGGCGTCACCGTGCGGTCGGTCACGATCTGGCCGATGACATTGAACCAGGCGCTGGTGGGCAGGCCGTTGTCATCGACCTTCCGGGCCTGAATGACCAGATGCGAGCTGATGTCCTTGGGGTTGCCGCTGCCGTCCACATCGTAAAGCCCAAGCGGCCAAATGATATCGACGGCAAGGCGGCGGGCAAGCGTGCCTGCATCTGACGCGATAAAACCGTCGATGCCGCCCACTACCGTGCGGATATACATCGTGCCCGAGCCAGAGCCGCTGGGGGCGACCACGGTGAAGGTGTCAGCCGTGGGCACCGTGGCGATGGCATAGATCTCGGTGGGCGCATCGGCGGTGGTGGTCGAGAGCTGCACCGCCTGACCCACTGCCCGGCCGTGGGCGGTTTCCGTCACGGTGATGGTGGTGCCCGACCGGACATAGGTGCCCTGTTTGCGCCCCGGCAGTTCCTGCCCCGAGACTTCGACAGAGGAGATTACATTGGTCGGGAACAGCGTGACTTGGCCATGTGGGGCGATGACCTCGTAGGTGATCTCGGAAAAGTTCGAGATCGGCGTGTCCTCGATGCGGATCTGCTCGATGTCGAATTCGCCGCAGCCAAGGCAGAGCAGCTGATAGAGATACTGATCGTTACCTGCGTATTCCGCGTAGGGCTGCGCCGCGAAGTCCGGCCAAGCCAAAAGGCGGCCATATTGCACCGGGATCGCCTGTTCAATGCGCGCAATGTTGCCCTGCGCACCGATGGCATAGGTGGGTGAAGCTGAGGGCAGCTGCTTCGGTGTCGGCAGTGGCATCAGGGCGTTGATCGCGGCTTGGCCGACCAGCATCGCCCCTAAGCCGACAGCGTTGCCCCATGTAAAGCTGCCAAAGATCGCGGTGCCCGCGAGTTCCGGGCCAAGCAGCAGCGCGCCAAATTGCGGCGCAAAGACCACCAGCGCAAGGCTCAGAAGCATGCGCAGCGGATTGCTGCCGCCCTGCCCGCCGCCGCCACCGCGCGGCAGAATGCAGAACACCAGCTGATCGCCGGGCCGCATGCGACGCCGCCATTCCGATCGCAGAATCGGCCGACCATTCAGGATGGCAATGCATGGTGCCGAGCCGGGCGGGGCCAACCGGCTCAAGCGCAGCGGGCGACGCACCTCTTGCACCACACGGCTGCCGAGCGGATCAAACGGATTGTGGATGGTCAGGCAGTGGGCTCTCATGGCACATCTCGGTAATAGGTGCCGACGATGCGGTAACCCAGATCAGCCAGCCGCGCGGCCGGAGTGAAGATCGCACCCGCCCCTTCAACGCAGTGCAGCACGCCGCCCAGGCAGAGCCATATCCCGACATGGCAGGGCAAAGCACCCTTCGCCATCATCACACCGTCGCCCTCGTCTGGGACCGACACTTCGATCCAACCGCGCCGCTCGGCCGAGTTTGAAAGTTCGCGCCGCGTGGCGCGCGGATCGGCGCCATCGATGTCCACCAGCGGCACGGTGATTCCAAAACGCTCTTGCCAGACCAGCGCGCAGAAATGCCAGCAGGTGAAGCTGCGGCTCCACGGACGCCCGATGTAAGTGCTCGCCCAATGCGCGGTCATGGCTGCAACCCCGGAAAGGATTCGAGATCATAGTCGAGCTTGGGAAAGCGCAGGTTCACCAGATCGGGAAAGCCCGCCGTCGCCTTCAGCCGGAACGGGTTAGCGTTGACCGTGATCAGGGTCAGTTCCATCGGCGGGATGTTATCAGGGCCAATGCTGAGCGTGTCCGACAGATACGAGCGATAGATCGCCGTGATTGGCTGGGCGGTGACCACGGCGAGATCAATCTGCGCCAGAATTTCTTGGCTGACGTTGTCGATCTCGATCGTGCATTGCGGCAGCCCGGTGCTGGTTTGATCGGGTGGCACGATGTCGAACGCGAAGGCGACGAAGGTGACGATTGCACCGGCGTCCCGTGCGGCCCCCGCCTCGATGCGCGCGTCGAGTGCGTTGAAGTCACGCACCACCCGGATCGGCTGGCTGAACGCCGGATGCCAAAGCTCCAGCGTGTGGTAAATCACTTGGTTCACCGGGGCCGAAGCATAGGCCTCTTGGATCGCGGCAGAGAGCGTCGGATCAGGCATCGTCGCCTCCGTCCTTCGTGGGATACGCTAGGCTGTCAGCAATAGGGGAATCACTATGTCCGACATCCTCACTTCGAAGATGGAGCGTGGAACGCCCCAAATTTACCGAAATGCCAGCGCTGGTGGTGTTACTTTCCGTGTCGAATTTGTCGGCACCGGTTGGGTGGAGTTCTCGGTCGCACCCGGCGCGCAGTTCACCGTCTTGGGGCTGGATGACGTAATCAACATAAACATCGAGCGTTACGACGCCCCCGGTTTGAGAGCAGTCGGCGACCCGGACACGGAGACCAGCAGCCGCTGAGATATTGAGGACCATATCAGGCATTGCGAACCTCCATTTGGGCGGTGACATCCCAATTCAGCGCAGGGCCAGCACTGGCTTTAAACGGTCCCTTAAAGCGGCCTTCAACGAACTTGAAACCGCCTCCGACAGCGATGGGCATCTGCACCCAAGCCGTGGTGCCAGCGGCTCCTGTCACCTTGCCATCGCTGCCGGTGCGCAGATGCAGATCAAAGCCGGTGACCATGCGCGCGCCGACTTCCGAGACGCCCAGACCCCAAGCTGCATTGCCCGCATAGCTTGGATTGTTCGACGCCGAGAGCGCGCTGATCCGCATTGCAGGCGCGCTGCCGCCACTGACGACTGGGGCGGTCAGGGTCAGTCGCCAGTAACCGTTGTCACGCGGCTCAAGCATTCGGCTCACCAGCCCGCTTTGCACGCCCAGCACGCCATTCGCCAGATCTACATCGGTGAAGCACTGCGCCCCGGCGCGGTCAAAGAACGAAAGCCGCGCCCAGTTGCGGCCTGCGGCTTTCAGCGTGGCCCGGCAGAGCACCGTCTTGTTGGCCTCTGCCAATGGCAAAGCCAGCTCGGCATGATGCAAGCCGTTGGCGGCGGTCTCAAACAACCCGTCGACAATAGCACCATCGGGCGACAGGCCGGTGCCGATTCCGCGCGTTGCATTCAGCCAGGACCAGCCCGATAGGCTCTCGCTGTCGCCCGCAAGGCTCCACGCCTCATCGTTCCACCAAGCCCGGAACGCGGCGAACTCGGCGTCGGTCATCACCCACGCCATATCGACCAGGTCATTGCGGGCGAACGTGATACGACGGACGCGCTGCGCGCCGACCTCCATATCGGTGCGCAGGGCGGGGTCAACCGGCGACAAGCCAAAGCCGGGCATGGAGGGCGTGGGCAGAACATCGGGCCAGCGGCGCATTATCGGCCCACCCGTGAAAGACCGTAGGTGTTGGACATGGAGTCAGGAATAGGCCCCCGCCCTTGGGTGATGTCCCCAGCGATGGCAGTTCTAACCATTTCGATCATAACCTCGATGATCCGGTCGCCGCCTTGCGACCGCTCGGTCGATGAGGCCTTGGTGCCAGCCGGTGTGCTGATGTTGACGATCATATTGCCCCCGCCGCCGCCCGAGGCGCGCACGCCGAGCCTGCCGCTGCCGTCGCGATCAAGCGGCAGGATCGCTTCTTCGCCCGCCTCACCCATCAGGCCGACGCCTTTGGCAAATGGAAAAAACGTCGGGCGACTGACGACTGTACCGGAATAAGCCGAGATGCCGGGGCCACTGTAAACACCGCCAGCTGCGTTCGCTTCCACCGCTGTACCGCCCGACAAACCGCCTGTGATGCCACCCAACAAGCTGTCGATGAACGGCGTGATGATCGACTGCGTGAACCGTTCCGCCGCAATCGCTGCCAGTTGCTGGATCACGAAGTTTTTGAAGTCGGCCATCGCGGCCTTGCCTTTTTTGGCACCCGACAGGAAATCCGCAAACCCCTTCTCGAAGTTCGACGACAGCCTATCCGCGAGACCGGCGCTCGCCTCGTTCAAATCTCCGACCAGCCCTTTAACTTCGGCGCGCCATTTGGCAACGGCAGCCGCTGCCTTCGGCCCTGCCGCATCGGCCACCTTTTCCAGTTTCGGGATCAGATCTGCGATGCTATTGGCAGCTTGGTCTTTTGCCGAAGCGATGGCCTTGGTGCCCTCGGCGGTGCTCATGAGTCCAAGGCGGACCTTCTCATGGATGCCCGCGACAGCGTTCTCAAGCTTTTCGAGCGCGTCCTCTGCCGCCTTGGTCAGTGCGTTGAAACTATCGGGATCGATCTTGGCCGCACCCCCGCCGCTGTTGACGCCAGTGGCACCAGCTGTCTTTTTAGGTCTGATAGGCCGATGAAAGGTGCCACCGCTGGCCTGAATGTCGCCGTTTGCCAGCGCGTCGAGTCCTCCGGGAATTCGTTTAACCGCAGCACCGGCCGCAATGTCTGCGGCGGCTGAAGCTTTAGCTGCCGCAGCATCCCAGAGCGTCGCCGCCAATGTAGCGGCATCTCCAATTGCGCCGGACAGCCAACCCGACCCTGGTGCAGACGAAGCGAGCGCCATCATTGCCGAGTAGGCCCCCTCAATGGCGACACCGGCCTGAGTTGCCGCATCAACAATTGAAAAGGTGCCAGCTTCCAACTCACGCGTTAGTGCCACCTGATCAGCGACAAGCCCCAGAGCCGTCGAAATTTGGGCAATCAGTTCCTGTTCGGCTTCAGACACACTTCCATCGGCCATTGCCAGCGCATTAACAGTCTGCAGCATCTGGGTGAGGGTGGACAACTGGGCATCTAAATCACCGTTCGAATTCGCCAGCTCAGTTTGCTGATCAACAAACGCCGCCGTTAGTTCCCGCGCACTGGCCATTGCTTCCCTGCCAGCATCCGTGAACGCCATAAAGATGTTCGCGTCAAAGAAGGCCGCAACACCGGTCCTTGCCTCGCCGCCGCCGCCAGATCCGAACAGACCTGCAAGCGACGTGGCCAACCCGTCAATGCTGCGCTGCGCCTCATCTGCTTTCAGATTGGCAATGAGGTCAAAGGCGCGTTGAACCGCACCAGACGCTTCGCCGAACTTCTTCGTCAAATCATCTGTGCTGATATTGATGTTCCCGACCGCAGTCCTGAATTCATCAATCTTGCCCGCCGCGAAGTCGATCGCATCTCCGACACTTTTGGTTTTTGTCCCAAGGCTGTCAAATGCCGACATCACCAGCGGCAGTGCGATTCCGGCCAAAAGACCTGCAGCCATCCCAATGGTGCCAAAGCCGAGGCCGATATCGGGCAACTGGATCGCCAGCGCTTGCACGAAATCGCCTGTGGCCATCGTCTGCTGCCCGACTTGCGACAGCTGCATGCCCATTTGGCGTGCGCCATTGCCAGCAAGAATTGACCCCGACTGCACCCCTGCGAGCTCGCGCTTCAGCGCCATCACTTCTGGTGTCGCCTCGCGTACGCCCACTTCAATCGCTGGGCCCAGCTTTTTGCCTTCAACGGAGGCTTCAGCGGCAGCTGTGCCGACGCCTTTGATTTCCGCCTTGGTCGCCGCCAGCGCGGCCTTGGCCTGGTCATTCTTGACCCGGAGTTCCATTGCGGCGGTCATATCCATCAGCGGCCCTCCTCAGGCTCAAAGGCAGTGCAAAGCACCGTCATGGTCGCCCCGTGTCGAGGCCTTAGGTTTCGTGGTGTTGCGCAGCCAGTCGGCGACTTGCAGGCTGTCGCGAGTCACAGCAAAACTGATAGCTGCAATGGCGCGGGCGTCGTCTTTTGCGT